ATATTTCTTTATCTTTAGAAATTAATCAATTACGCAACGAAATGAATAATTATGAGGTAAGAACGCCTTATAAAATATAAAAAAAGGGTATAAAGACGCAAAATATATATAAAAAAAGGATATAAAGACCCCCAATATATATAAAAAAAGGATATAAAGCCCCTTATATATATAAAAAAAGGATATAAAGACCCCCAATATATATAAAAAAAGGATATAAAGCCCCTTATATATATAAAAAAAGGATATAAAGACCCCCAATATATATAAAAAAAGGATATAAAGCCCCTTATATATATAAAAAAAGGATATAAAGACCCCCAATATATATAAAAAAAGGATATAAAGACCTAACTATAAATTTATATTAGGACAACCCATTTTCACTAACATAGCACTTCTCACATAATGGAATATATTGGCTATAGCCAATCAATATTTGTAAGCTATTAGCAACAGTTCTATGGCTAAATTGTGAGGCGCCTGCACAAAGCTTACACACTCCTTTTAGCGCATATACTTTTGTAGCGCTTGGAACCAAATTCATCATAGAGCCGAATTTTTCTCGTTTATAGTCTAAATCTATACCGCATAATATTACATCTTTCTTTAATACATTATGTAAATGCATTACAACACTATCAATATTTGTGAAAAATTGCGCTTCGTTAATGAAAATATACTGCGCGTTTAAAATAAGGGGTCTAGTTAGTTCGTTAGTAATAAAATCGTCAATGTCAATTATACTAAGGCAATCTATTTTTTTTCCATCGTGCGTAATAATTTGATTCATACCATAGCGAGTATCTAATTTATAATTAAATGCTAAACATTTTTCTTGTCCATAGTTACTTACACTAACATTGTAAAGTTCTATTAATTTAGTAGTTTTTCCTGAAAACATTGGACCATATATTAGGGTAAGTTGCGGAGCAGTATTAGTCATACTTAATTATTATAACTATAAATAGTTATTTAATATATCAATTTTATTCTAAGTTAGTTTATAATATATTTTATAATATAACTGTATTATAATATGACAGATTGGAGCGAGGATATTGATAAAGTATTAGATAATATAAGAATAAATTGTGTGCTGTTAAGCAAATTACATAAGCAAAGATATTTTGAATTGAAATCTACTTTAAAGTATTATAGACTTCCAGTAATAATACTAAATGGTGCAAATAGTATTATAGCCGTTGGATTACAACCATACGCAACACAAGGAGCGATCAGTTTAACAAATTCTTTAATTGCTTTAACTTGTGGAATAATTGGTTCAATTGAATTATTTTTTGGAATACAGAAAAGGTTAGAAAATGATATGATTAGTCAGCGTGATTATTACCTACTTTCAATAGATATATATAAAACATTAAGTTTAGATAAAAGTAATCGCCCGATACCCAGTAAAGATTATTTAGAAAAAAGTTATAATATATATACAAAATTGATTGAGAGTTCATCGACATTAGCAAAAGTTAAGGGAGATAAATTAATACCTATTGATTTACCATCAATAGATGAGGAAATTGTTATTACACCTCAAGCAACTGGTGGATTTTGGACTAGACCAGTCGAGCAATCAATATCAGATTAATTTTATGAATATTCTCTCAAATATCAAAAAAAATTTATAAAAAATTGAATTAAAAAACATAAAAACATAAAACCTTATAATATGCCCGATTATCAAAAAAGCAAAATTTATAAATTGTGGTCGCCATCTAAAAATTTAGTTTATTATGGTTCTACTACTCAAACACTCTCTCAAAGATTAGCAGAACACTTAAAAAATTTTAAAACATATATTAAATTTAATAAAGATAAAACAAAAAAATATTGTTATTCTTACTTAATATTAGAATGTGAAGATTATAAAATAGAATTAGTTGAAGAATACGCTTGTAATAATAAACAACAATTATTAAAAAAAGAAGGTGAGTATCAAAAAAATAATAATTGTGTAAATAATAAAATAGCAGGAAGAACAGATTTAGAATATAGACAAGATAACAAAGAACAAATAAAGAAACAAAACGCAATATTATATAATAAAAAAAAAGATATTATTTTAGAACAACAAAAAAATTATTATGGAAACAATAAGGAAAAAAAATTAGAAAAAAATAAAATATGGTTTGAAAATAATAAAGAAAAAGTAATAGAATATAGAACAAAATATTGTGAAACTAAAAAACAAAATAATGCTATATATGAATGGCTATCAGAAATTACTAAATTATGAATATTCTCTCAAATATCAAAAGAGGCATCTATACTAACATAATATGACTGGTCATACACCTAATAGTGATACTAATCAAGAATTCTTATCGACAATGCATACTATGATTGATGATTTAGATACTATTTCTTCCGCTATTGATGAGGTTACTTATTTAAGGTTAGCAAATGGACTGCAACGACTATATAATATACATAATTCGACTATACAAACATCTAGCTCTAAAAGAAGAAAATCTATGAAAAGAAGAAAATCTATTAAAAGAAGAAGATAAAAACATCAAAAATATTACTATTTTAACAATAATAGAATAAGTGGAGCTATATTTAATCTGACAAGTATTATAACTCAAAATCATTATTAATAAATGTAGTCAGTTTTTTATAATCTTCAATAAATATATTTTTATTGCCTTGATACTTAAATATAATATTGTTCTTTTTTAATTCAAGTTCTGTTGGTGGATATAACTCATTCCACGATAATATTACGGAACTATCTATAACATTTGAGAGATTTAATAACGGATAACTATATTTCATATAGGCAAGTGATCTCGCAATTGTTCCACGAGAATAATTACACGGAACATAAAATCTTTGACTCGCTATTATGTCGCCACTATGAGAGAATTTCTTATTACTGCGTAAATTGTTTGTATAATAATTTGTTAAAACTATATTGTGCATATCTTTATTTGCCTTGCTATAATGTTTTGTAAATGATTGAGGAAATATGTGTTCTGCAGTAAGACTGTTATATTTAGTATAATTTAAATTACTAAAATTAGTGAAATCTTGTGTGCAGTTACAAAAATCATTATATAAGTCATAATAAATATTATTATTATAGTAATATTGTTTTATAGTTTTTATAGAATAATATTTTGAAGGCAATACACGAGTAACAGAATTATAATTTCTGCTCAATATAAGACTAACAAACAATTTAGTTTGAGAACAATAGTTGAAAAAACGCATATTAGCTTTTAAAACTAATATATATTTTTCTAAATATAAAAAAATAAATTTATAAAAAATGATATAAAAAGAATGATATAAAAAGAATGATAAAAAAAAATTGATAACTATTTTTTTTATATGAAAACATTAATCATTATACTAAATCAATGACCGGTCATAGCATTAACGCAGAACAAAATCAAGAATTCTTATCAACAATGCATACTATGATTGATGATTTAGATACTATTTCTTCAAACATTGATGAGCATACTTATTTAAGGTTAGCAAATGGACTACAACGCCTGTATAATATACATAATTCGACAATTCAATCACCTAATAGTGTTAGAGAAACTCTTAATCACAGAAATCAAAACAGATTACGTGATAATTTTCTAGATAATAATGAAGTCGAAATCACCAGAATTCTAGCAAGACATTATGGAAGAGTTTATGATAGTAGTGGTGTTCTTATAAATAATGATATTACTACTATAAATGCTGACGCTTACCCTGTAAATGCTGATGCTTACCCTGTAAATGCTGATGCTTACCCTGTAAATGCTGATGCTTACCCTGTAAATGCTGATGCTTACCCTGTAAATGTAAATAGTATTAGTAATTCAACAATTGCTAATACTAATGATTATATTAATGCAAATTATGACTCCTGGAATGAAAACAATCCGGCACAAAATAGGAATAATGCTAGTGCTAGTGCTAATGCTAGTGCTAATGCTAGTGCTAGTGCTAGTGCTAGAATTAGTTATACTTCTGTTACTTCTACTCATTGGATTGAAACAGCATTGCGAGAAGGCCTGCGCAGTGCGCATTAAATTATTTAATTATTTTATAATATAAAAACGTTGTAGTGCCGAATAAAATACCACCCCACACTGTGTCTACTAATACTAATAATGGTGACCAATCTTTGAAAAAAGCATAGTTTGTTGTTTCATAAACTCCGTATATAAGTAGTCCTAATAAAATCGCATCTTTAATAGGCGCTTTTTTTCTTAATATAAAATAATATAGACCAGTAACCAATAATAAATAGCATGCTATTGCCGGCATTATATTAATTTTAACGTCTGCTTTTTGAACTTTTTTGAGTAGTGGTAGCATAAAATCTCTGAATAAATATAAATAAGTAAAGTCCAAAACCAACATAATTGCGCTAATAATAGCCAAAGCTCTCCACATTTATTATAAAATAATATTATTATTTTTTTTGTTTTAGTAATATTGTAGTTTTTAGTAATAATAATAATAATTTATGTTTTGTGTTATTATTATTATAATTAAACAATATATATATGAGACATAAACGTTTTGCTTTTATAAGAAAAAATGCTAAAGTAGTAATACCTTCTTTAATACTCATTATAATCATTTTTTCGGTTATAAACCACAACCTAGAACAAGGTTCTGAAGGATATTCTAATTTGAATACTATTACTCAGCTTGAAAACGATACTAACATTAACAGCGTTAGCAATAGTCTGGATTATACTATAACACAAGCACAGGATTTAGGAAGAGGAGAGCGCGGGCTTTTTGCCAAAAAGAATTATAAAAAAGATGATGTTATTGAAGTTTGTCCTACGCTAAAGATGAACGCATCTACTATAGATGAAAACAATGTATTACACACTTATTTTTTTACTCCAAACAATAAAACAAACAACGATAGTTTGCTAGCTCTGGGCTATTGTGGATTAATAAATCATTCAGATACTAAAAAAAATTGCAGTTGGGTAGTGTCAAAAGATGATAATAACATAACAATGTATGCTACAAAAGATATAGCAAGTGGGGAGGAATTTTTTACTAGTTATGGAGAGAAGTATTGGGCATCTAATAAAACTAATAAAGTGTAATAACTATAGTCCATATTTTTCTTTAATCCACGATTTCAAAAAGTCTAATGAGCAAGTTACATAATCATCATTAAATTCGTTTAATTTTAAAAATTGCGGTTTTTTCATAGTTTCTGTCTTATAAAATATATAGTCGCCATATTTTCCTTTTCTAATAGCTAAGTCATTTGATATTCTGCGAACTAAACTGTTGCCTTCACTAGCCCGCTCGCTTAATATAGTTACTGCATCTTCTAGCATAATTTCTTTAATAGGGACATTTATTTTAACGGTGTTGAGAGATTTACGTAGCTCTCCACATTCTAAGAAGTAACCATATTTTCCTTTTTTTAAATACACTGGTTGTTCTTGAAAATTTCCTAATAGCTTACTGTTTTCCTCCTTTGTTTCTATTAATTCATCTAATTTGTAGTGGCCTGCTTTAAGCTTGTTTATGTCAATGTCTTTTTTAACTCCATAAAAGCCGAGTGTGCCGTCTTCTTTTGTATATTTAATAGTTGGACCGTGTTTTCCTATTAAATAACTATGTTTAGCGTCTATTATTATTTGTATTTTTTCTGGAGTGTTAGTGCTAGCATTAGTGCTAGCGTTAGCGCTAGCATCAGAATTAGCAATTAAATTATTTGTTTTTATTAAGTCATTAATAAATCCATAACATTCTCCGCATAATTCATAATATTTCTTTTGGCCGTGTGCAATATTATCTAGCTCATCTTCCATAGACTTAGTGTAGTCGTAGTCAAATAGCTTGTTAAAATATTTAATTAAGAATTCGATAACAAATATTCCGGTTTGTGTTATTACTAACTTATTTTTCTCATTGCCAAATTCTTTAGTACCACGCTCTTGTGTAATAGTAGCATCTATTAATGTATAATCTATAATTTCTAATTTTTTACCCTCTACATTTTGCTTTGTTACATAATTTCGTTCTTGAATTTTTTCTAGTAACGATGAAAAGGTTGATGGGCGACCAATACCTTTTTGCTCTAATAATTGAACCAAATGCGCCTCGCTATAATGCGACTTTAGTTCCTTAAGTGTTTGCTTACAAGTTAATTTTTTATAAGTTATAATCTCTTCTTTCATATTCTTAAAATATGAATAATATTTTTCTTCTTCTATTCCGCAAACGGCTTTCCAGCCGAGAAATATGTTTTCTTCTGCGTTATATTTATATACTGCGTCATATGGGGCACATACATTTACAACTAATTGTAAATATTTTGCAGGAGCCATCATACTTTCCAAGCTATTAGTCCATATTAATTTGTATAATTTTCTATGTTTTGCGCTAAATGTTTCTTCATTGTCTGGAATAGCTTGTAGTTCAATATGTGTGGGTCTAATTGCTTCGTGGGCTTCTTGTGCGTTATTTTTATTAGTATTATCAATCGTTGCCATTGACTTTTCTTTTTTAGCCTTAGACTTAGATTTTTTAGCTTTAGTTTTAGTTTCATCTTCTTCTTCTACAGCCTCTCTTATGGTCTCTTCTCTTACTGCCTCTCCGTTATCTTTATTTTGAATTAATTTATTTAGCTCTGGATGAATATATTCGTGCCTATATTTTTCTGTTATATAAGTTTTGCCTTGTTCTATAAAGTCTACACTATATACTTTACTGTCTGTTCTCATATATGTAATATATCCACCTTCATATAATTTTTGTGCAAGTGCCATAGTATCTTTTGGCGAAATATGCATAACATTGTTTGCTGCTTGTTGAAGTCCTGATGTCGTAAATGGGCAAGGAGGATTTTTAATTAGTTCGCGCTCTTTTGCTTTAGTTAAACTATGCTTATGCGTTTTGCTTTGTTCGAGAAAATCTTTTACGGTGTCGTGACTATCAAAATTTTTATTTAGTGTAAATTGAATATTATTACTTGTAAAATATCCACAACTATTAAAGCTCATTTTTCCGGGAGACTCTTGAATTTCTTTATAGTTATCGTAAACAAGGCGAAGAGCAGGTGTTTGACAGCGTCCTGCGCTAAGTGCGTTTTTACTATTTGAAACAATGTATTTCCATAATAATGGCGTAATTGTAAATCCAACAATAAGGTCCAAGATTTGGCGTCCTTGCTGTGCATAAACTAATTCTAAATTTAGCGTTCTTGGATTTGCTAGCGCGTGCTTAATAGCGCGTTCTGTAATTTCGTGGAATACAATTCGTTTACTAGTTTCTAATGGTAGTGCAAATACTTGCGCAATATGCCAAGCAATGGCTTCGCCTTCGCGGTCATCGTCTGTAGCTAATATAACTTCTTTAGCTCCTTTTATTGCTTTGCGCATTTTTTCGATTTGCGCCTTTTTCGTATCAATAATAGCAAAGCTGGGTTTATAATTATTTTTTACATCTATTTGGTCTAAATTAGAGAGATGTGTAATGTGGCCGTATGAGCCAATTACTTTATAGCCAGCACCTAAAAATTTCTCTATTTTTTCGCATTTAGCAGGTGACTCCACAATTACTAAAATATAACTCATTTTATTAAATAAATTATACTATTTATTTAATAAATAATTTAATAAATAATTTAATAAATAATTCAATTATTTATTTATTTGTTTAAATCAAGAAGTTTTTCAATGTTATAAGTATATTTTTATTTAACTTGCGACCGCTTGCTAATTTAATATTTTCAAATGTCTTAGTATTTTCATTTTCTTCTTTGAGAGATTGCAATAGAGTCTCCATATTTTTAAATTCGTTTGCTAGAGCTAATGCAGATACACTACTAATGCTCGGGATTTGCATAAGCATTAGTTGGAATATATTCTCTCTATTTATATGTGCCTTTTTACTAGTTTTAATAGTTTCAATATATGCGTCGTCACTAGTGTTAGTTGCACTAGCTAAAGCTTTGTCACCATAAAACCCAGGTTTATTTTCGCGATTAATTTTAGAAGCAAACGCCACTAGCATAGTAGCTGTTTCGGTTTGATTTAAAGTATTAATTACAGAAAACCCTTTATAATAATTGAGAGAAAACAATGTAGAATATAAAGTGCTTCTAAATCCAACTTCTTTATAATTAATAATTGCTCCTTCTAATAAATAAATTATGTTATGGTTATGAGTCGGCGCCTCATTTAAGCGAAAAGATTGCTCTTTATAGCGTCCGTCTTTAATTGACGCCTCCAAGTCACTTAGTGACTTGCGTTCAATAATTAGCAAAATTTGCTCACTTACTTCATCGTAAAAAACATAATCGCCAATATCTAAATTCTTTTGAATAATAGTAACTTTATTTTTGGCCGCTTCATTTAATGCAATAATATTTTGAACTAGTGGCTTGGGCTCACGTAAGTCTATTAATAGTTGCATTGTTGCTTAACACCTATTAAATAGTTTTATAATATTATTTTAAGTTGTTTTTAAATAATATTATAAGCCCAATCGTTAGCATTTAACCCAACATATTTCTGTTGCGAACGGGGTCGTGACGAATGAAGGTTCCTTTTGAACCCATCATGTCAAGGCATCTAGTTCCGTCTATGCAAGTTCTTAGGAAACCACAGCCATTGGCAACATCATCCGCATTTAATGAGGCACCAGTGTTCCAATCTACGCCGTTGGCGGCTGTGCGTAAATATTTGTAACCGTGTATTCCTGTTACATTAGGTCTTACTCCAACAGTGGAGTTAAGACCAGCCATCGAGCCAAACTGACAAGTGTTGTTAGTGTATAAGTTGCTTCCTGTTAAGTTTTTAGTAATTCTTTTACCGGGCATCTTTTTATAATAATAGATTTTATTTTATTTTTAAAAATTAAAATAAAATAATAAATTAAAATAATATAAAAATAAAATAAAAAATTGTCTTAAATACTTTAATAAATCTAAGCTATTATTAAATTATAATTTATAAATGATTAGTGTTAATTTAAATACTAATAATTGTCTAAAAGACAACAATAGCGAAGATAGTAGCTCAGATAGTGAGAATGAAACTAATGTTGTGAAATACAATGAAGAGGTCCTTTTCAATCCTTTTAACACTAGTAATCAAGAAATTACTAATGCTAATGTTCAAGAATTGCTATCAAAATATGGAATTGTTACTAAACCATTTAATATTGAATTATATAAGCGAGCATTTATTCACAAATCTTATACAAAACGCCCTAAATTAGAAAACTCGATGGCAAATGTTATTATTGCAAATAAACCAGACAATTGTTTACCGCTTAAAACAAAATCAAACGAACGCCTTGAATTTATTGGTGACGGTGTCTTAGAACTTATTACAAAATATTATTTATATAAACGCTTTCCTAAAGCAGATGAAGGATTTATGACCGAAAAAAAAATCGCATTAGTCAAAAATGAGCATATTGGAAAAGTAGCCCTTGAAATGGGACTAAACAAATTTTATGTTATTTCTCGGCACGCAGAAGAGAAAAATATTCGCAACAATTTGAAAAAGTTGGGCTGTTTATTTGAAGCATTTATTGGCGCTATTTTCCTAGACTTCAATCGCATTTCTATTAATGATGAATATGGGTGGTTTGCAAATGTATTCAATTGCGGTCCTGGACTACAAATGGCGCAAATTTTCGTAGAAAATGTATTTGAAAAGCACGTTGATTGGACTAATTTAATCAATAATGATGACAATTATAAAAATAAGCTTCAAGTAATTATTCAAAAAGAATTCAAAATTACACCAGACTATGTAGAACTAAAAACTCCTAAAATGGACGACGACGACGATAATGATAAATTATATGTAATGGGTCTTTATATTTGTTTTGGGCAAAATATTCATAATGCCAAAATTGCTAATGCACACAATTATGAACAATTAGGGTCATTTAAAGCAATTCACGAGCTACTCGAAAAGCAAGACAAATTATTAGTGTTTTTAACAAAAGCAGAGCATAAAATCAAGAAAAAGGCTGAGCAAATTGCGTGCGACCAAGCTATTAGATTAATTGAAAAATAATGCAATAATGCAATAGTGCAATAGTGCAATAATGCACTAAATATAATATTTTTTTATTATGCTAATATAAAAAAATATGGGATTATGTAAATATAGAGATATATTTGGAAAAGTTGGAACAGGAGTACATTCAATAAGATTGTTTGATATTGCAGTTGTTGATACATTATTAACATTGTTACTCGCATACATTATAAATCTCTATTTGAAAAGTAATTTGTTAGTAATATTTCTGGTATTAATGGCGGCTTCAATATTAATTCATAGAGCCTTTTGTGTAGAAACAACACTGACAAAAATGTTCTTTTCTTTTAAATAAATAATAATATAAGAACAAAACCAAAATTATATATAAATGGCTTCTACATTTAGTTCGCCTAAATTAAAAATGATTGACTTATTTGCTGGAACAGGAGCATTTAGTTATGCTTTTGAAAAAACAGGCAAAGTAGAGTGTGTATTTTCAAACGATTGCGCATTATGGTCTAAAGAAATATATGATTTAAACTTTACACACAAACTAACTCTAGGCAATTTAAATGATATAAAACCAGAAACACTACCTGCGCATACTATTTTAACAGGTGGTTTTCCTTGTCAGCCATTCAGTATTGCTGGAAAACAAGAAGGGTTTCAAGACGAACGAGCAAACGTATTTTGGAAGATTTTATCCATCATAGATTTTCATAAGCCGTCTTATGTTATTCTAGAAAATGTTAAAAATTTAGTATCACACGATGACGGAAAAACGTTTGAAACAATTAAAAACAATTTAACACAGCGTGGCTATTATTTATGCTTTAAGGTTCTTGATACGGCAGAAATTACCGGCATCCCGCAACATCGTGAGCGTATATATATTGTTTGTATGAAATCTAAAGACTTATATTCTAAATTTTCATTAGACTTTCCAAGTGTGCCAAAGGCTCAAATAGTATCTTTATTAGAATCAGAAGCAGACGTTCCTTCTAAATATTATTATACATCTAGGTCATCGACGTGGGAGTTGGTTAAAAATAATGTTCTAAAAAAAAACACAGTATATCAATATAGGCGAGTATATGTTCGTGAAAATAAGAGTAATGAGTGCCCTACACTAACTGCAAATATGGGCACTGGCGGGCATAATGTTCCATTAATATTAGATAATAAAGGCATAAGAAAATTAACACCTCGCGAATGTTTCAATTTTCAAGGGTTTCCTTGCTCCTATAAATTACCGCCTATATCAGATGCAAATTTATACAAACTTGCAGGTAATGCTGTATCGGTGCCGGTGGTTGAACTCATTGCACAGCGACTAATGTCATTGATTGTTGAATAAACAAACTTAATTATAATTATAACTTAAATGTTTTTTTTGACTAATAATTTATATAAAATTGACAAATAATTTGAATATAATACTATATGGTATATTATTATGTTCAAAACAGAGACATATTATAATTTTATTGAATTATATAAAGCTATTATAAAACACATACCTACAAAAGAATACAAGAAAGACGATATTGTTATTTATAATAATAAATTTTATACAATTGTTGAAGTATTAGATAATAATATTGAAATATTAGCAATTGAACATTATAAAATTAGTGATAAAATACCTATAAGAAAAAATGATACAAGATTAGAGACTATAAATGAAAAAAAACAATATCAAAAAATATCTGAACTTATTAAATTTGTAAAAGAGTATAATCAATCAATATGTTTTTTGAGCAAAAGAGGTTTATATATTAAAACTCTAGATGAAAAAAATATTAATAATTTAATATATTTATTATTAAATACATATGTTAAAATTAGTACTTTAAATAAACTATTATATGAATTGAAAAAATCACGCAATAATAAATATGAAATTATAAATTTATTTATTAATCCATATGACTTTATAGAAGAAAACAAGAATCATATTACTTTTAAACTAGCTGAACAAATACAGGACCTATGGAAAATAAAAATAGATTTTAGAATTAAATTAGAAGCTAAAATTAAAAGTGTAATAATTGAAAATTATAGTAGTAACTCATATTCATTTTATATACAAACACAGAAATTTTATAAAACAATTGAAGATTATTGTAATACTTCACGTGAAAGTTATAAAAACTATAAACAATTTATTGATGAGCAAATTATTAAACCAATAGATTATAAACCTTCAAAAAATGAACGAGAGGAACTTGGTAATAGTAAAATGGGCTTTGGTAAATATAAAGATTTCACAATGAAAGATACACATGAAAAGAATAAATCATTAATTAAATGGTGTAATGAACAAACTGCCCCTTCTCAACAAATGCAAAAGTATATGAAGTATGCAAATGGAAAAGTATCAGTTATTACAAGTAAATATTTTTGGAATTTAGAAAAAAATTTAACTCAAATATTTTTGGAATTTAGAAAAAAATTTAACACGGATTATTATGATAAAGAAGAAGTTTATAATTTTATTACAGATTTTGAAAAAAAAAGAACAAAAGAAAAAAATATTAGCTATAAATTGGATGATATACAAAAACAAGCAATATTTGATATATTAAATAATAAGTTTTTAATTTTAACAGGGCCTCCTGGTTCAGGTAAAACAGATATTGTAGGTTGTGTTCTTTATATTATGGAAAAATATTGTACCGAAGAAGAATTATTATTAAATAAAACATGTATTATGGCTCCTACTGGACAAGCATATAGTAATATTTGTAAATCCATGGAATCTAAATATTATTACTCTAGATTATCAGGTACATGTCATAAAATTTTATATAATATTTTTCAAAAAAAATGTGAGATTGAATACAATAATGAAAACAAAATAAATTATAAAGATCATGACGAAGATGAAGAATTTAATAATAGTAAATTTAATTTTGTAATTATAGATGAATTTTCAATGATAGATTTAAATATATTAAACTTAATATTGCGATTATGTAAAAAATATAATAGTAAATTATTAATAATTGGCGACCCAAAACAATTTCCACCTATTGGACCGGGTAATCCATTAGAAAGTTTAATACAATCTAAAAAATTTGTTACTTGTAATTTACTAAAAATTTATAGACAACAAGAAAATACTACTTTATTAAATATGATTAAAAAAATGAATGAAGGTGAAAAAATAACATATCATGATTTTAATAAAGATGAATCTGCAAAATTTATAAATATTAGTGATATATACAATAATTTAAGAAATTATGAATTTTTAAAAAACTATATATATAATATTATTGATACATATGGGTTAAATAGATATACTAAATTTCTTTGTTATAATACAAGCAATAATAAATTAGAAAATGGTACTACAAAATTTATATTTAATGTACCTGTATTAAATAAAATCATTCAAGATAAATATAATCCTAATAAAGAAGGATTTGAAAATGATATTATTAAATCTATGAATTATTACGATAAAGAGTTTAGAGTTGGAGATAAAATTATAAGAACAGAAAATGAATATAATGGAGATGATTTTAAAGCTAATGGCGATGAAGGAGAAATATTAGAATATAATGATGAAAAAGTTACAATTTGTTATAATAGTAATGAGAAAAAAAAGTATGTTATTTCAACAAATAACTTATTTGAAGAGTTTGATTTAAATTATGCAACAGGATTTCACAAGAGTCAAGGATGTGGTTGGACTACAGTGGTAGTATTTATAGAACCTAATGCTTGTTTTATTAAACAAAAAGCAATATATACAAGTATTTCTAGAAGTAAAGAAAAATTATTATTAATTTGTAGACCGGAAGATTTATTAAATTGTCAAACCCCAGAAGATGAACGAATGAGTTATTTTATGAATGACTTATTTTATGAATGACTTATTTTATGAATGACTTATTTTATGAATAAAATACATTATAAAACTTAAAACTTAAATGTTTTTTAAACATTAAACATTAATCATTAAGTAAAATATTAAAAATACTTATTATTATATATTATTTAATTATATATAATAATGATAAATGAGACTTTGGAACAATTAAAAATAAAACCCATACCAAAAAAACCCCAACAATTCCAAGTAGTGCTACAAATACCTAGCGAAGGTGTTGCGCCAAATATTATTGATAAAACAAGCGAACACTTAATAAATAGAGAGCAATTTTTTAGTGATCTTCAAGAAAATTTAGGAGTTGTTCAAAAAGATTACAAAAAAACTAAAAAACCCAGCGCTACAATAAAAGAGGAGCTTTTGCAAACATCTAACCAAACAATAGAAAGCAAAAAACAAGACTCCAAGTCTAAGTCCAAGCCTAAAATTTATGAACCCGAAAATACATTAACCCAAATTGTTAAAACAGCACAGCAAATTATTATTAAAGAAGCATCTAACACAGCTTTAAAACAATCCAAAACAAATTTACCATCACAACAGAGATTAACACCTAAACCAGGATCGCTAACTCTAGAAAAAGAAAAAGAAAAAACAAAAAAGACACAAGCCGAAACTATTGACGAAACTTTAATCATTCCAAAAGACCTTCGCCTAGGCAAAACACTTTATATAAATCGGATTCCTAAATTAGAACCCAACGTATTAATAAAAGCGTCTAATTATTATTTGTATAACAGAGAGATTTTTATTAGTTTTATTAATTCTCTCTTTGAACCTTATAAGCAACAATTATTAAAAGAAGAGCAAGATATGTTGTCAGGTAAAGCATCAATAAGTTGCGCCAATAATGACAGCTCTAATTTTTCTCTCTTAATTCATCAAAAGATTGTGCGAGATTATATAAATATTTATACGCCATATAGAGGGCTCTTGCTATATCACGGGCTTGGTTCAGGTAAAACGTGTTCTTCTATTGCTATTGCGGAAGGAATTAAAAATGATAAGAAAGTCCTAATATTGACACCTGCCTCGTTAAGGGACAATTATGTTGAAGAATTGAAAAAATGCGGAGACTTTATGTATAAGAAAAATCAATTTTGGGAGTTTATAGATACCAAAGCAAACCCGCAATACTTAGAATATTTAAGCTCATTGCTAAAGTTATCTCAAGAATATATAGCTAGTAACGGTGGAGCCTGGTTTATTAATGTGAAAAAAGAGCCGAATTATGACAGCCTGGATTTTGAGGACCAAAAGAAAATAAATTCGCAATTAGACAAAATGATAAATTACAAATACCAATTTATAAGCTATAACGGCCTACGAAGCTCTCATTTAAACGGAATGACTTATGGCGGAACAATAAACCCCTTTTCTAATAAAGTAATCATTATTGATGAAGCCCACAATTTTATTAGCAGAATAGTGAATAAATTGAACCGTAAAACCTCATTATCAATGAAATTATATAATTATTTGATGGATGCAGAAAATTGCAAAATCATATTGCTGACCGGCACACCAATAATTAACTATCCAAATGAAATAGCAATATTATTTAACATTTTACGTGGCACAATTAGGAGCTATAGTTGCAAGCTAATATTAGATAAGAAAACGATGACTAAAGAAAAATTAGAAAGCATCTTTAAATCCGCAAATATATTAAATTATGTAGACCTTATAGAATATAACGCAGTTAGCTATGAAGTTACTATTACGCAAAACCCTTTTGGTTATGTTCGTTCGGACACAAATAAAAATAAGCTAGCTTATTCGAGCGATGTATTGTCGAGCGACCAATTTATGCAAAAAATAAAGGAGGCGCTAGAGGCGCAATCTCTCAAAATCGCGGGCAACAAAATAAATATAAACGGATATAAGGCTCTTCCTGATAATTTCGACGACTTTAAGTCCCTATTTATTAGTGCAAATAATTCGATAAACAATCCGTCTATGTTTAAAATGCGTATAATTGGACTAACGTCTTATTTTAGAAGCGCGCAAGAGCAATTGATGCCTAAATACTCGCATTCGAATAGCGACGACTTTAAAATAATTAAAATTCCTATGAGCGACTTTCAGTTTGGCGTTTATGAAGAAGCCCGCGTTCAAGAGCGCAAATTAGAGGAGTCTAATAAAAAGAAGAAGTCTAAGAAAACGAAGACTGGTGCACAAGGCGACGACCTTTATAGCGATAGCGTTTCGACATATCGCATTTTCTCTCGTGCGTTTTGTAATTTTGTATTTCCGAAGCCGGCTATAAAACGGCCTATGCCAAATAACGATGAAACGCTAGAAACTACATTAGAAAATATGTCTGTATTAGATGATGACGAAGTTATTGGTAAAAATCTCTCTGAAGATGTTATAGATGACCTAAGCATTGCTGAAAAATTGGACAACATTGATGGCAAATATGACGCCGATGACATTAAGGATTTGGAGCAAGACGCAGCCGCTCAAAAATTGGGCGACCTAAGTTATAGCAAACGTATTGCAGAAGCACTAAAAGAGCTTGAGAAAAATGCAGCCAAATATTTATCTAAAGAGGGATTGCAACTTTATAGCCCCAAATTTTTGCATATTTTAGAAAATATTATTGATAGCGACCATAAAGGCATTCATTTATTATATTCGCAATTCAAAACATTAGAAGGTATAGGTATTTTGAAGTTGGTTTTAAAGGAAAATAGCTTTGCTGAGTTTAAAATCAAGAAAAATGAAAACGGAGAATATATTTTAAATGTATCCAGCGAAGATATGAACAAGCCTATGTTTGCGTCTTATACCGGCTCTGAAACACCTGAAGAGCGCGAAATTATTAAAAATGTATTAAATAGCAATTGGAAGCTTGTTCCGTCGTCGCTAGTAAAAACGCTGCAAACGCTGTCAGAGAATAATTTCTTGGGACAAATAATTAAGGTGCTAATGATTACGTCGTCGGGCGCGGAAGGTATTAGTTTGAAGAATGTGCGTTATGTTCATATTACTGAGCCTTATTGGCATCCTGTGCGTATTCATCAGGTTATTGGTCGTGCGCGGCGCATTTGTAGTCATAGCGACTTGCCTAAAGAGCTGCAAACTGTAAATGTGTTTTTATATTTAATGGTTTTTAGCGAGCAACAATTAGCTAGCGACTTATCTATTGAGTTGAGGGTAAAAGATATATCGAAAAAAAATAAGAAGCAAGTCATTACAAGCGACGAATATTTATACGAAATTTCGAGCATAAAAGAGGAAATTAATGCTTCACTATTGCAAAGCGTTAAGGAGTCGGCAATAGATTGCAGTATTCATACGCGGGCTTCAAGCACTGAAAAAGACGTCAAATGCTTTGTAATAGGTAATCCAAGCGAAAGCAAATATATATATACTCCAAACATAGAGGCTCAAGATAAAGACGAAGGTATGAAACTAAACAAACGAAAACAAGTATTAAAACTAAATGAATTAGTATTAAATAAAATTAAATACGCATATAATAAAGAAACACAAGAGCTCTACGATTATGATAGTTTCTTGAAAAATGAATTGTTGCTTGTAGGTAAGTTAGTCACACAAGAAAACGGCGCCTATAGATTGGAGAAGGTTTAATGTTTAATATTTAATATTTAACATAAACGCCCATATGCTATAATATAACTAAGCATTAATAAAGCCCAAATTATTCCAATAATTAACAAATCTTGAAGCATATCTAGAAAAGGGCTTCTGTACATTATTTAATGTTATTGTTTAACTCTAACAATAAAAATAAAAATAATTAAATCAATTTTTTATATTCAAATATTGAGAGATTTATGGCATAGCGCCCTTAATAGTTTAGCGCCTATTTTTTAAGTTGTTTTATAAAATATTTAAAACTAAAGTTTTTTTTAAATATTTTGTATTTATATATGGCAACATTTAGAAAGAAACGTTCTAGGAAATATAAAAGAAGAAATACAAGAAGAAATAGGCGGAGTAAAAAATCATTAGTAGGAGGAGGTATTCGAAATTTGTTTGGATTGATACCCAGTAACCCACCTTCAAATGAACCTGCTCCTTCAATCAATCCTCTAAAATAAAAAATCTAAAAAAGTTTAATATATAGATGAATACATTAACTATTCAATTTCTCCATTATTAGCATTTGGTTAGCTAATAGTTGCTCTAATTGGACAGACAACCTATCTATTTTACTATGCAGTTCATAGTCTATATTTAGGTTTTTTAAAGATTTGTTGGCATTAAATTGAGAGATTTCTTCTAGTTCTTTTTCTTTTTCCATAAGCAAACCTTCGTTTAAATCGACTACTTCAATGCTAGGAGGAGGAGGAAAAGTAATAGATCGCTCTTTTTGTATTTTTTCTAATAGTTCATTCATATTATTACTAGACAAGGGTTCATCTTCTTTAACATCGCTAAAATCTATTACTTCGGGTTTTTTCAATGTTATAAGCTCACTAAAGCTCACCTTTTTAGCACTAAGTTCTTTATCAAATTCTTCTAGTTTTTCGGCTTTTAACGTTTCTTTGATTTCAATGGGAGTTAATAATGATTTTTTATAATTAGCTATAGTTGTTACCATATTTTGCAATATAATTTTATTTATAGCAATAATATTTTTAGGGTCGCTAATAGTATTAGAAGAAAGCTCTCTGTTTTCATCTAAACTTTTTAGTATTGTTTTTTCGAATAACATTTGAATATTATTAAAATCTGTTTCAGGTATATTATTAAACACTTTATTGTTATATAATACATTCCATAAAACCTCTTTATTTTCTTTACTTGTTATAAAACTTGCGTTGCTATTAAAATTTGCATTGCTATTAAAATTTGCGTTGCTATTTAATTTTGCTGACATTTATTTTTAATATACTACAAATTTAACACTTTAATTTATAATTTATAATTTATATAAAAATATAATGTTTTATTTTATATAAAACTAATATGCTTAAATTAGTGCTTCTATTTTTAGGAATTCATAAAGCATCGTTTTTTTCTATGCCACCAATTAGTCCTAAAACACAAGTCAATTTACATTTGGAACGATTTAATGACGACTTCAATTTATATCATATTGGAATAAGCTTTAAAAATAATAATAGTTTATTAAGATACGATTATCGCCCTTTTTGCGAGCCAAATAAATGCGACTTTAAAACAATTAATACTATAAGTATAAATAGTAATGGTGCAGTTGCTTCAAATAAACAGCTAACATTTGTCGATAAGCTATATAGGTTTTATATACCCGAAAATGTTCCAAATAAAACCATATATTGGGGCGAAACCAGCAAATCGTTGGAAGAAGTTGAGCAATTTGAAAAAACTCTACCAAAAAAATATATATTAGGTATTAACGATTGTCGCCATTATGTAAATCGCATTTCATTATGGGCTCTAAACAAGCGCACTCCTATATGGAGTCTAGAAAAATTATGGAACATTACGCACACATATACTAATTTGTCTTAATAGCTAATTACAACTAATTTTTGTATTTAGTAATTTTTCATTTTGTTTTTATATTCTTTTTATATTTAGTAATTTTTTATTTTATTTTTATATAGTTTTTATATATAAACAAAATGTCATCGCGTTCATCGCGTTCATCGCGTTCATCAAGTCCACCAAGTCCATCAATTCCATTAAGTCCAGCATGTGCATACCCTAAACCGCATGATGTAAGTTATGGTCATAATAGGAACGCAAATAGGAGAAAAAAAGCGGCAGCAGCAGAGTGTGAGAGGGAAAAGGAAGCGCGGCGCAAACAATCCACTAGCCACACTAGTAAAAAGGCAAAAGGAAGAAGACGACGCAAGGCTTCTAGAAGAAGACGTAGACATTAAAAAAATTTGCATTATTATAACATATAACATATTAATTATTAAAAATTTAAAAATTGAATAATTAATATACAACTATTAAGTAATGCATTATAGCCAAGTTATGGATTTAGCAAAATTAACTAAAGCTGAGCTTATGTTACAATGTGAGCAACAAGGAATAACAAATTATAAATCAAAAAGCAAAGATGCACTAATTAAATTGCTTGAACCTAAAGCTATTGAAAAAAGTAGTGACAACAAAAGTATTATTAGTAAAACCATTGCTAATCCCAATCCTTCTATTAGCGTTGAAAATATGTGCGGTCTAGAATATTTAAAAACGTTAGACCCTAACTCTATTGATTTAATATTAACAGACCCGCCTTATATTATATCTAAGTCGTCCGGTCTAGATAAGCATTATAATAATGTTAAATATAATGAAGCTAATGACATTAATGAGGTTAAGTCAGAAGAAGAATGGACAAATTATAAACTGCAAAACGCGTTAGAAGACGACACACATAAAAGCAATTATATTAAATATGGGTCAATATACGGAAAAAAATATTGCGTTAAAACCGACTACGGGTCTTGGGA